TCTGGATTGTCTAATAAAAATTGATAGTATTCTTCAATATATGTCATTATTCTTCATCTCCAAAACTATCAAACTCATCACTTACGCTTATGTTATTTAGAATAAGTAATTCATTGAATTGTTTCATTGCTGATTGATAATTCTTAAACATATTATTGTATGTTTTTACTTCTGTTCTATCTTTGTACCCCCATTGATTCGCACCATTTTTATATTTTTCTTTTACCCCATTTTTGGCTATGTCATTTGATAGATTTTTTAATGTAACTGACATAAATGCTAGGTTATGTATAAAATCTTTGTTGGCATCTATTTGTTCTTTCGATAAGTTACTTATTATTTTTAGTAATCTTTTTTCTTCTTTTTCGACATCTTTCGATATATCTTTCTCTTTTTCTTCATTCTGGTCATTTGTAGAAACAAACATTTTATTGATAGTTTTTATTGCACTAACATTTCCTTTTATAGCTTGTTGATATAACGATACTATTACGGCTGTTTCATTGTTTATTTCTTCATCTTTTAGTCCTAAACTTTTCAGTTTAGCTTTCATACTATCTGGTATTTCTATGCTATCAATAATTGTTTTCATTCTTTCACTTCCTTATATAAAATGTCCATATCTTGCTTTTTCTTCATAAGTGGTTTCTAGCAGTTTCATATCTTTTATGATTCTTCTTGGTGTACATTCTGCATATAGCATTTCAGTTGGATTGATAAATCCTATATCGCTATCTATATATATTGCTAGTGGCCTTTCTATTCCTATTGCATAACTTATTTGAACTTCACACCATTTCAAATTAAATTCTTTTAAATATCTCTTTGCTATTTCTCTTGCTTTATAAGCTCCACTTCTATCTACTTTTGTTGGATCTTTACCACTAAAAGCTCCACCACCAACATTTGCAAATGATTGATAATTGTCTACTACTATTTTCCTTCCTGTTAGTCCTGCATCTCCTTCAAATCCACCTATCAAGAATTTGCCTGTTGGATTTATCAAATATTCTTCTACTTCTATATTGAAATATTTACAAATGTTATAGCATATTTCTTTTATTATTCTATCTGTTTCTGGTCTTTCTTTTTCTGTATTGTTATATGAAATTGTAAATGTTTTTATTTTTTGTAATTTCATTTCATCATTGTAGTACCCTGTAATCTGTGCTTTTCCATCTGGCAAAAATCTTGTATCATTTTGTCGAAGTTTGTCATACATAACACTCAATGATTGTAAAATTACCATTGCTGTTGGCAGCATTTCTTCTGTATCATTACAAGCATATCCAAACATCATTCCTTGGTCACCAGCTCCACCGATATCATCATTTGTTCCTAATGCTATATCTTGGCTTTGTTTTCCTAGGTTATTTATAATTTCATAATTAGTTGAGTATCCTATATCTGCTAGGACTCTTTTTACTACTTTTTCTACATCTACATTTGCGTTTGATGTTACTTCTCCTGTTATGAATATTTTTCCTTTGCCACCCATTACTTCAATTCCACATCTTGATTTCTTATCTTCTTTTAGGTATGCATCTAAAAGAGCATCGCTGATTTGGTCGCAGACTTTATCAGGATGCCCTCTGAATACTATTTCATTACTATATAATTTCATTTAATTATCTCCTTTTATTAAAATTGCTTTTTGTCCTGTGAAATCTTCCCATCTTCTCACTATTACATCTACATAGTGAGCATCGTATTCCATCATAAAACATTTTCTATTTAATTGCTCACAAGCTATCAATGTACTACCGCTTCCACCAAATAAATCAATGACATTTTCTTTTGGTAATGAACTATTCTTTATTAATTTTGCTAGTAGCTTTATTGGTTTCATTGTTGGATGTAAGTCGTTTACCGTTGGCTTGTTTTCATTTATTATTGTTGTTGGAACTTTGCTTTCTAATATTTCTTGTAGCATTTTTTTCATATCTTCTTTTTTCATTTTTTCTAAATCTATTGTATCTTCTATTACTGTGGTTTGTGTTCTGTCTTTTGTAAAGTAATGCCCCGCACCTTCCTTCCATCCATACAAGCAAGGTTCATGTTTCCATTGGTAGTCTTGCCTTCCTAATGTAAATGCATTTTTGTTCCATATCAATTCTTGTTTTACTAGAAATCCTGCATCTTCTAATGCTTTTTGGAAATTCACAACACTTTTACTAGCATACCAAACATAGAAAGCACCGCCAGGTTTTAGTCCTTCTATTGCGTTTGTAAATACTGATAATAGGAATTGGTAGAAATCTTCCTCACTCATATCATCATTTTCTATTGGTCTACTATTGTGTCTTTCTTTTCCATATCCGCTTTCATTTATTGAACCATAATTCACATTGTATGGTGGATCTGTCATTATTAAATCCATTGTATTTCCATCTAGTAATTCTTTTATATTCTCTGGCTTTGTACTATCTCCACACATTAGTCTGTGTTCTCCTAGCTGATATATGTATCCTGGTTTTGTTTTTGTTTCTTCTATTATTTCTGGAACATCTACTTCTTCAATTTCTGTTTCTTCTTCTTCAAATCCTAAATCGAATCCATAGTCTGACATATTTATATTGAATATATCTCCTAGTTCTTCTTCTAATAATTCAAAATCCCATTCTGATTGTTCACTTACTTTATTATCTGCTAGTCTGTATGCCTTTATCTGTTCATCTGTTAAATCATCTGCAACTATACAAGGTATTTCTGTTAGTCCTAATTGTTTACTTGCTTTGTATCTTGTATGTCCTGCAACTATAACATTGTTTTTATCTATTACTATTGGCACTTTGAATCCAAATTCTTTTATGCTATTTGCTACATATTCCACCGCATTATCGTTCTTTCTTGGATTCTTCTCGTATGGAATTAGTTCTTCTATTTTCTTATTTTCTATTTTCAAAATATACTACACCCTTTCTATATTTCTCTTGCGTATTTTTCGAACCCCCTCCCACCGTTCTCCCTATGTTGTGTGATTTAACACATATGGGGGGCCTCTTTGAGCAACAAAAAAAGAAGTCTTGCGACTCCTTTTCGTTTTTATTATGATTAATTATTCTTTTTCCATTCTTTATATTCTTTTCTTTCATTTAACCAAGTATATATACTATATATAGTAGCAATAGGTATACAAGCCATTACAAGTAAAATAAGTAATCCTGATATACCAATCCCCACACTATCAAACCATTCAAATATTTTAATAATATTTATAAATCCATATATAACTATTGGCGATAAAATTAAACCAATTAAAGAGAATAATCTATAACGTTTTACATCTCCAGCTTTCCATTTATGCTTATTTACCCAAAATTCTACTAGTTCATCACATTCTTTAATTAAGCCTTTTTTATCTTCTTCTGTTAAATATTCACACTCTTTAATTTTCTTCTTATCATCATCCCATAGTTTTTCTGCAACTTTTAGATTTTGAGTAGCTTTCCAGCTATTTCTTTCATACATCTTGTCATAAAAATACTTATACATTTTTTTAGATAGTGCTGGAAAAACTTTTTCTTCTTTTTCAGTTAATAACATATATAATTTTAAATCATTGTTACCAAAATCTGTTTTTGATTCTTTTGCATAATAATTACACATATCATTTACTAATCTTTTTTCTAACGGTTGTTTTAATCCTATACCATAGAACTTATTTAATTTTTTTAGTTCTTTTAATTCTTCATCATTAAGCTCTGGTATTTCTTTCATCCATTCATCAGCATTTGTAGGATTTAATTCTAAATTTCTATTATTGTTTAATACATCTTCACTAAACAATTTAGGTAATTTCATAACTAATAATTCCATTAGTTGTTCATTAAATTTTAGAATTATATTTTCAATAACTTGCCCCATCTCTCCAATTGCTTTTTGATATGCAGAATTTTCTCTATTCTTACTTATTATATCCGCAACTACAGAACTAGAATAAAATTGACCACGAAGCATACCATCTGTCACTGTTGACTTTGTTGTTGCAAATGTAACTCCTGTTTGTCCATTTCCAAATACCGAATCATACATATAGGTTGTTGCAAATGTAGTTTTTGGTGCATTTGCATTTTGAGCTGCAATTTCCGCATTTCTTTGAGTTTGCCAATTTCTTGCTTCCATTTTTGCATTTGATAAGTTTATTTTATATTTATTTAATATTTCCATTACATTATCATTTAGTGTTCCTGCTGCAGATGTTATTAATGAAATCATGTATTGTAATAATTGTTCATCTATTTTTAATTTATTTGTTGCATATTTTAACCAGTCTGTAAAATACAATTTACCTACTTCCATTGTAAAATTACCTAATTTAGCTACTGCATCATTATTTCCATTGACTGAACTAATTTCTTCTGCTACTTTTAACATTGCTTGTGTACCAGATATAGATAAATCAGAATTTAATAGCATTGTATTTCCTATTGCTTTTCTTACTGGAATATTCTTGTTATTAATTTTTACATCTTTTTCTTCTAGTTTTGCAAAATAGTCATACCCATCATCATTAATATAGTTGTATCTGTTTGATATACTACATCCCATACTTAATAAAAAATCATCTTTTATTTCTTGAACGCCCATTTTATTCCTCCTTATAAAACACCGTTTATTTGCTTCCATTATATCACAATTATTGTTATTGCAACATATTTATGTAAAAATTTATTTTCAAGCAAAAAAGAAGTCTTGCGACTCCTTTATGTTTTATAAATTGTAATTTATCTTTCTTTTTCATTAAGACCACTTACGCCTATAATAATGCTAACAATAAACATAATCCTACCTATCCAAAATGCAATATCATCATTAGTACATATAATTAAAAATCCTCCAATTATGGCTAACAAAATTCCAAATAATATTTTTTTCATTTTCTTACTTCCTTTCTACAAATTACTATCTGTTGTTATAATATCACAAAAAGAAAAATTACTCTATACTTTCGTATAAAGTAATTCAAAAATTGTAATTTATCTTTCATAATCAGATTTTGCTTTTGGTCTTGTTGATATTTCATTTAGAACTTCATTTTGCTTTTCACTATGTATTTCATCAGCACTATAAACAAACTTTTCAAAACCCACAGTAGTTTTTGTTTTCATAAATTCTAACCACTCATTTATTGACTCTTTAATTTTAGGAGAAATAGATTTTTTGAATGAGGCTTTATATTCTTTTTTCACATTCATTATATTTTGTTCTCCCTCTATTTCTCTTAATATATGATTTACTTTTTCTGGTGTATGCACAGTCATTCCCTCTATTGATGATAATAAATCTAATGCTCTATAATCTGCTTGAATATCTGCTTTTCCTGTAATCGCTAAAACTTTTCCTTTATATGCTTTTAATAATTCTATATAATCCTCGCTTCTTAAAGCATTATGTTCCTTCATGTATTTAGTACTTAAATAAGCTCCTCGATAAAAATATCTTGGTTTATCTGATTTTTCTGCTTTTTCATATAAAGCTGATACCTGTTCTTCTACATTAACCTTTTTTAATGCTGTTCTTAAATACCATCCTAAAGGACCTTTCATTTTTCGTGCTTGTTCCACTACTAAATTATTTTGATATAACATAGCATCTTTAAGTCCCATTCCTGCACCACCTAAAAGTATAAGCCCTTGTGGTTCTTCTGTTTTTGTTAATAATGTTGCTATCATTGAACCTTCACTATGTCCACATACTACAACTTTATTTTCATCAACATACTCTAATTTTTTTGCATATTCTATAACATTAGCAGCATCTTTTACTAAATCTGATAATCCACTTGTTTTACTATCTCCTGTTGATTCATGTGTTCCTCTTTTATCATATCTAATACAAACATATCCCATATCTACAAACATATCTGATAATTCTTTATACATGTTTGATTTAAATCCTAAACCATTTCCATCTCTATCCAAAGAACCTGTTCCCATTATTAATAATACAAATGGTCTTTTTTCTTTTTTATCTTTGTATGCAATTGTTGCACCTATTTCTATATCATTGACTATTTTTACTCTTTCTTCTTTTATCATATTATCTCCTCTTTTTATTCTTTATTTATTACTTTCTTTTGCCAACTTCTTTGATTACATTTCGGACATTTCATATATCTTGTTCTATTAATGTGCATAGCCCATAAAACATTTGAATATGTTGGAATATATTTATGATGACATTTTGCACACTCATAATATCCTGCTGTTTGTTCAATTTTAATGCAATTATACATTCCAATAGCAAATGTAAATATTCCAAAAGAAATTAGTAAAATTCTTATCCAATTTTGCATTTCAATATAAGAAGCTACAAAAATTAAAATTAAAAATGTTATTGATGAAATATATCCTATCACTATTTCTAATCTTAACATCTTTTTATCTGATTGTTCTTTTTGTTTTACCATATCAATTAAGTTTTTCTCTAATTTTTCATTATAATTATTCATTTCTAATACCTCCCCACTTAATAATTCATTTACACTTATTTTAAGTTCATTACACAAATCTAGCATAATTGATGAATCAGGCATTGCTTTTCCGTTTTCCCATTTAGATATTGCTCTATCTGTAATGTTTAACTTTTCTGCAAGTTGCATTTGAGTTAAATTATTCTTTTTTCTACATTCAGCTATAAATTTTCCAATTTTAATCTGATCCATATCTATTTTCTCCTTCAATTTAAGTGTAAAATATTATCATTAAAAAGTACACATACCATTGGTTGAGTGGGGTATTTTTTATATCAACTAATGGTTGAACAATAATAATTTGCCCTACAAATTACTATTTGTAGTTCTATTATATACTAATATCTACCTTTTTTGCAAGTTTCCTTCTAAATCAAAGTAGTATTCATCTTCTTGACTAAAATGTTCCTGATTGTGATGTTCTTGACAGAGGCTTTCTAAATTTTCTATATTAAAAAAAATATCACAGTCCTTGTAGTTAAGGTCTGTGACATATTCTTTATGATGTATTATGAATGTTGCTCTGTGTATTCCGTTCTTTTAAACATCTTTCACACAACGGATTCATTAGTATCTTCTGGTGTCTTAATTTCTGCCATTTCTTGCTTTTATATAGCTTTGCTATTTCTGGATTTTCTCTGTACACCATCGACTATTTT